CTGCCTTGAGATTTTTAATGTTGTTCGTAGCGCGGTTAGTTGGCTGCGAACTACCGGATCGGATGATTTTTGGCGCTGCTCTGACTGTTTTTTCTGTCACTGCATTGCCCGATTGTGATTGACGATACAAAGCCGCTTCACGAGCCAAAAGAAGTAATCTGTGATCCGCTAAACTATCCACCTCTTCACGACTAAAGCCGCGTTGAGCTAGATCATTACGAATCATTTGCTCTTCTTTACTTCGCACATCTTTGCTAGACCATTCAGGCAAAGCTTCTGCTAAGGCTTGTGCCTCGCGTTGCAATGTCATTTGTTTGAATTGGTCTTGCTGGCTTCTAATGTAGTTTTCGGCCTGCACTGCTTCATTGAGCTTTTGCGCTCGCTGCTCTTGCAGGTCTCTAACGTATTTGTCTGCCTTAAATGCGCTTGTAGGATCATTATCAAAAGCCGCATTCCAATCGACGTTAGCGTATTGTGCTAACTCTCGATCAATAGCTTTTAACTCTGAAATCTTGTCTGTGATTTGTACTTGTATTGCCATTTGCTGTTGAAGTGCTTGGCTCTGTGCTTCTATGGCCTTGCGTGCTTCCGCAGCTTCACGCACTTGCTTATCAACGTGTCCCTGTAGTTGGTAGGACTTGAGCAAGTCAGCGAACTTGGCCTTACCTTCTTGACCGTCAATCTTCGTCTTTACTAGAACATTCCCAGACTCATCAACATCGAGTGCTGACTCATCCGTTCCTAATAATTTCGCAATGTCAGTTAGTTGGTATTCAGGCGTTTCGTAACTTGGCTCAGTATCATCAACTGGCTCAGTTTCTGGCGTTTCTTGTGGTGCGTCTGTCTCTTCTTCATGATCTTTGGAAGATTGAACATCATTAGGGCTATCTTCGACAGTCAAATAGCTCTGCAATCTCTCCAAGGTACTTGCGCCACTAGATTCAGTGGTAGGGTTTCCTTGTTCCATTTTGTTACCTTCGTCTAAATCCCCCGCACATCGCACATCGGGGAATTGCAGCGTCTCTCGACGTTTGCGTTGCGGCCTGTGCTAGCCGTTTTGAAACTTATCGCTGAAATGAAAAGATTTTTTTCTTCTTTTCTATTTCCTGCATTTGTACTTCTGCAATATTTCCATCTGTGACGACTCGCGTAATCTCGCGCTTCAATCCAGCTAACAACTGCTGACTAATGATAATGCGCTGCGTTTTGTCTTTGTCGTCTGCATTGCATGAGATCGCTTGATTTTGCAGATAGTCGCCAACCGCCTTGAAAGCCTCGACAAATATCGGATTCTCTAGCAGTTGCTTTGCGTCTTGCGCTCTAAACTTGCGGGCTTCCGGTGTCATAGACCATCCCTAATTCCATAGCTTTCATTCGTAATTGCGTTTCAGCTTGCAACTGTGCTTTGTATCGCTCTAATTCCATCTGAGCCGCAATCTTCTCGCGCTCAATAGCAATATCATTCTGAGAGCGCACTTGCTCTTGTGTGAGTTGCTGCTGTGCCTTTTGTTGCTCAATCTGTGCCTGCATTTGTGCTTGCTGTTGGTCAGCTTGCATTTTCATTTGCGACTCTTGCTGTTTGGCTTGCAACTTCATTTGCTCAACCTGAATTAACGGATTCGGAGCTTGTTGTTGTTGCTGTTGACGCTGCTGGAACTCTGGCGACTGTGGACTCATGCCGTACTTCTCAGGCGTGTCAAATCCCAATGTCTTAGCAATATCAGAGAACAAAGCAAAAGCCTGTGGAGCCGCCACCAATCCTTGCGTGCCTAGCAAATTAGCTTGCAACTCTGCGACCATCATTAGTTTGCGCTGACGATCTTCTTCATTGCCTGTGCCTAAGCCAACCTTCACAGTCAAGTCTGTGCGCTCTTGCCACTCACGAGGATTGACCTCTACAAACTTACCTTTCATGCGGATAATTCGCTGCTTATCCTGATACCGTAACAAGAGGGAATGCACACGCAAGACCATTTCTTTCACGCCAGTTTCGGCAATCATGCGTGTAATCATCTCGATTTTCTGAGAAGCACGGTTCATGTTTTCCAAGAACGCGCCCTTAGTCGATTGCTTCAACGTATCAGGATCTAAACCTGTACTAGCACGGCTAATTCCTGTGCGTGATTCTTTGATGCCATCTACATAGTCAATCACTGGCAAAACTTGCGAAACAATAGGCTGCGCCATGATTGGTTCGACTGAGCCATTTACCGGATCAATACCTTCTACGCGCTTAATACCGCCCGGCAAAGAGGTGATAAAGTCGTTGATATTTACGCGCTCATTGACCAGCCACTGATTGTTATTTGTGAGATAAATATTGTCGAATAATTGGCGCAATAGAGTCGTTTTGATCTCCATTAAATCGCCTAATTCATCGTACAAACTCTCACCAACATGGCGATGCGGAATACGCTTTGCGACAAAGCCAGTAATCGCCACTTCTGGAATGACTTTGTTCCACTCTTCGCCTTCTGGAATCTGATTCGATACCGTTACGATTCTGCGGAGTTCTGCAATACCGTCACCGTCATAATCCACGCGAATATACGCCTCGCAATACTCGATCATATCCATAGACATATCGAGAACTTCGGTGTTTGTGTGCGAGTTAGACTCGTCAGTAACAGAATCACGGCTCAATGCTTGCGTGAATGTTCTGCGGTTGTCAGCATAGGCCGCTAATGAGTTTACGAACTCTTTGTCCATGCCCATTTCGATTAGGCTAGAACGAGTCTTTAACGTGACATGCTCAACAAATGGCGAATCTTGCAATGAGCCGCGGCATTTACGACTAACACGAATTTCTTCGCTAGGAACCGCCTCAATGACTACCTTGCCGCGCTTGCGTTTGATCTTAATCTTTAAGTCGAAAACAGGAACAACGCCCATTGGTGTTTCAATCTGCTTTTCGTCTTGGCCTAGAATCTCGATCTCTGCACCATCTTGCTCTAGCTGCTTCATTAGCGTGTCAATTTCGCCAATGGTCATACCAGAATATTCTTCTTCCTCGATCTTTTCGGTTTCTTCCCACCAGTGCTTCACATAGCCGTTCTTAAGCAGCAATGTATCCTTGATCGCATCATGCAGAATCAACCAGCCAGCGTTATCCTTCATGATGACCTGATTGGTGTACTCAGTCTCTAACTCCGCTTGCTGTTCATCCTCTGGGCTTACAGGGTCGAACTCAGCAATAGAACCTGACTGCGTAAAGACGCGCATAATTGCAGGCATAGCCCAATCAATTGCCTCGCTCAAGTCTTTAGACACGATTGCGCTACGGCCCTCTAATTCGTTGCCGTATGGCCTGCCGTGGTAACGGTCAAGAGCTTCCGAGCGTTCGTTTGTTAGCTCACCATCCTCCACACCTAGACTGTCGTCACGGTGCGCAGTAATGATAGCTACAAGGTCTTTATCTGTGAGCATTTAGCAACCGCTCCGCATCTTCATGAGGCAATGTAATATCAAGATCGAAACCTTTGTCTTTGAGTGCATTGGCAATGCGAGAAACGCGCTCGATAATTGGAACATCAGGGCTTTGACCGTTCCAAATGCGGGTAGCTAAGTCTTGGCTCACGCTTGGAATCTCTGTCTGCTCTACACCACGTAAGACATTGACGGTTTTATTGGCTTTTGCCATTCTTTACTCCTTATTGACCTTCTAGCGCCCTCACATGCATATCTGAGCGCATCAATCACGTGATTGTCTTTATCTGCCAGTCTTGGCAATATCTCATTAGTCAGCGGATCAACTTCGTAGCTGTACATCGTGAGTTCATCTATCGTATGCGTACATCTTGGATGCACTACAATGTCAAACGATTTCAGGAACTCAATGCCCTCTTCTACAGAGTTATCGCCTTTGATTGCCTTGTTAATCTTTGGGAATCCATGCCGTTGCATGTAGCTAATAGTTTCTGGCCTTGCACTGTCAGCAGTAATGAACCATTTTTCAGAATCAGGTATGCGTCTAAACAAGTCAGGCAACTGGTCTATCTCGCACCCAACCATATAGGCTTCATGGTCAACATAGAGCCGCTTTCCGTCTATCCAGCATCTAACTAAGACACTAGGGTCAACAGAAAAGCCCCAGTCTGCACCGAGCCGATATACCGCAGTTTTGGGCGAATCAAATTCTTCTACAATCCAATTCTTGAACACTCTTGAATTGCTATTGTTTGCATACTCACCAAGCCACACATGCAGGTATTTATCTGCATCACGCTTGCGGTCGTATTCCATCTCAACCCGCAGCACTTCTGGCAAATACGGGTTATCTGAATAGTTAACCTTAATCACCGCAGAATCTGGCGGCGGAGACTTCCCACGCAATAAACTATCTACAGGGTCTTTAGCGCTGTTAGGGTTCCAACTGAACCATATTTCAGAGCCTTCTTTGCGGATCGTTGGCCTCAATAGCTCAAGACTTCGTGCGCTTAAACTTTGCGCTTCTTCCACCCATGCAATATCGAAACCTTCCAGCGACTTAATAGAGTCCGCAGTGTGATCCTGCATACCTTGGAAGATAATCAAGCCGCCATGTGGTGCATTTATCCTCGTCGCCTGAATGTCAAACAAGTGGCCAACACCAAGCGCCCCGATCTTCGACTCTAATAACTTTTTAACAGATTGATTCAGTGACTTCTGAACTTCACGAACGCATACAACATCAGTCTTTTCGATGATGCATCGCTCAATAATCATCTCCGCGAAAAAGTGAGACTTACCAGAGCCGCGTCCACCGTATGCGCCTTTGTATCGTGAGGGGTTGAGTAGTGGCTTAAACACCCTAGGCGTTTCTATGCGCAATGTACTCATTTATCTACGATGACACGCTCAATCTTCGTGATTAACTTGCCGCTAATCTCGTTCTGAGTCTTTTCGACATGAACTCCGCTTGCCTTGCCTCGTGCGATTTCAGCACTTATAGCAGCACTTAACTGCCCACTATCCACCGCTCTATCTCTGAGGTCTTTAAGCGCCTCTAGATGCGATTCAAGCGTTATCTGAGCCTTTTGTGCGATTGGAGCGCGTAACTCGCTTACCCTTTGTACGATATTAGGGTCTGCCATAAGCTTACTTGCACTAACTTGCACTGAACTTGGCTTAGTTCCAGCCCTTACATTGAAAGCAGAGCGGTAAGCATCAGCCTGCGTCATTCCACTAGCGACAGCTTGAGCAAATAGCTCCTGCTTCTGTGTTATTTTTAATGCCGCCATATTTTTCACTC